GTGGAAACTATCGGGTTTATCCTGAAATGCGCTCTGGGCGGCTACCAGTTCACTGCCGGGAGTGACCTTGACCTGAACGAGCACATCATTTGGGCGAACGAGAACATTACGTTGCCGTCTTTCGCCTGCGATCTGGGGAAGGACATCTTCGAGCACCGCTTCATGGGATGCGTGGTTTCTAGCCTGGAGATTTCGGCTAGCAACGAGTTCTGCCAAGCAACGGTGGGAATCCAGGCGCAGAAGGACGCGAAAGCAACCCTGCTGACGGCGGCTGATCTGTCTCTTCCGGACGCATACCCGCTGGCATTCCACGAAATGACCGCGAAGATCGCTACGGAAGACGCTTCGGCCAAGATCAAGGATTTGACGCTTTCGATCGACAACGGCGTGAGCGCTGACAAGGGCCGGACGCTTGGGTCTCGCTACCCGCGCAGAATGCCGGGATACGAGCGTACTGTCACGTACACCCTGAACATGCTCTTCGACGACCTGACCGAACTAGAACGGTTCTGGGGTGGTGCTTCCGGGCCTGCTCTGACGGGTTCCACAGAAACATCGCTCGAAATTCTGCTTGATGGCGGAGATTACGGCTCGTTGAGCATGTTTATGCCGAAGACCGTCTATACGGGCGTGCAGCAGCAACCATCTGGTAGGGACGAAATCGTTCAGGTGATCAACGGCAGAGCCTTTATCGGAGAAGCGCCTTTAGGGGCTCCGGTTGACTGTACCGAGACTGAACTGTACTGTGTTCTTGAAAACAATGAGGAGACGCTGGCATGAGCACGATTCTGACTAAGGCACAACTCCTGCAGGGGAAGGACTACCGGGAGCAGGTTGAAATCCCTTCTCTCGGTGGCGTTGTCGAAATTCGGCCTCTTACCCAGGCCGAATTCTCACAGGTGGAAATCCTGCGCACCAAAGGCATAAAGGTTACGGGAAAGACCGGTTCCCGGGAACCTCAAGTATCAGTTGATGTTTCCGAAACGAAGGCCAGAGAGATTGAGTCCGACTGCTACGCAGTTTCCGTGGCGCTTATCACCGGCGCGCCATGGACAATTGAAGAAGTGGGAAACATTTCTCCGGCAGGCGTTGTAAAGGAAATTGTCAAGGAGATCTACCGCATTTCAGGTGTTACGCCTGAAGGGGCCGAGATCGCGAACCGGTTTCGCCAGGACGAAAGACGGGAGTAAACTGCTCGCATTGAGCAGAATACACCCTTTAGCATCCAATATCCAGGATTTAACACCGTTTCAGGTTGAATTCCTAACAAGTGAAATTCCAGAGGCTTCAGAAAATGTCGAGCAAATATTGAAGAACGCGGTGCAACAGCGGAGGTTAGGCGTCTAATGGCGGTACTGGATATTATTATCAACGCGATTGACAACGCCTCGAAGGTAATCGAGGGGATTGGTGACAAGGGCTCTAGCGCCATGAAAACGCTAGCTGACAACTCTAAGGCGGTAGGAGCCGGAATGACGGCTGCTGGAGGCGCTATTGTCTTGCTTACCGATAGTGCCAAGAAAACGAATGCGGCGCTCGGCGTGACTGGCCTGCAGCTCGGCAAAACCTCGGATGAGATGCGCGATCTTGCCCTCGAGACCACCAACATCACGTTCCCGCTCGATGATGTCGTGGATACGTTCGACCTCCTGACGCGGGCGGGGATGCGGAGCACCGAGGAGATCGTTGCGACCTCAAACGCCTTCAGCGACCTCGGGACCGCGCTTGGCTACCCCGCGAGCGAGATGGCAGATACCCTGATCCCGGCGTTCAACGCGTTCGACATCCCGCTCAAGGACGCCAGCGACTACGTGGACACGTTCACCCACCTGGTCCGCAACACGACGGTCGATCTGAGTGACTATGCGAACATGGTGAACTATCTGGCCCCGCAGCTGGACACCATGAACCTCTCAGTAGAGGAGAGTGTTGCGGTCATGGAGGCCCTGGCGGACAAGGGTATCCAGGGCGGTGCCGCGACCCGCGAGTTCCGGAAGGCCGCGACACAGGCAGAGGGGGATGTCTCGGCCTTCTACGCGGCACTTGGTCTCACTGCGGACGAGGTCGCGACCTACACCGCAGAGATCAAGAGCGCGGACGGGATCACACAGGAGTTCGCCGAAGCACAGGAAGCGCAGTTCGGGATGGTTGACCACCTCAAACAAGCGTGGGACGAATGGTCGTTCGCCATCGGGTCCGCACTGGAACCGCTGGATGGGGTAGGGGCTGTAATGACGGCGTTAGGGCCGATCATTATGGGCATTGGGCCCGCTATGCAGACCCTCTCGGCCATTCAGACAGGAACGCTGATACCGAGCCTCACCGCCACGGCAGCAGCGGGATGGGCGGCGATAGCACCCTGGCTACCGTTAGTGGCGGCGATCGCGGCTGTAATCGCCATAGGGTGGCTGCTCTACGATAACTGGGAAGAAATTGTCGAGGCGACGCGGTTCATCTGGGAGCCTCTGCTTGAATTTTTCACAGGTCTTTGGGATGGGATTACGAAAATCTTCCAAGGAGCCATTGATTTTGTCATGGGACTCCTTTTCCCGGGAGAGTCTATCCCGTTCAAGTTGGAGGATGTCTGGTCTGGGTTAAAAGACTTTTTCAGCGGGTTATGGGACAATATCGTTGGAATCTTCGGAAACAGTTTCGACCTGATTCTAAAGATCCTTTTCCCGCCACTTGGTCTGTATGAGTTGATTCGTCAGAACTGGGGCTCGATAACGGATTTCGTCGGCAACCTCTGGGACAATATCGTCAAATTCTTCAGCGATAACTTCGATTTGATTCTTGGTATCCTGTTTCCACCAAAAGGGCTCTACGATCTGATCTCTGACAACTGGGGCGGAATTCCTGATTTCGTCGGCAGGATTTGGGATTGGATTGTGCAGGCGTTCCAGAACGGGTTCGATCTGGTGCTAAAGATCTTATTCCCTCAGGTGGGACTGGTTGAGCTCATTCAGTCCAATTGGGGCCTGATTACCGACGCGATTCAGGGAATATGGGATAGCGTGGTCTGGATCTTCCGGTCATTCTATAACACGGCGGTTTCCTACGGCAGAGATATCGTCTTCGGGCTCTGGGACGGCATATTCAGCCTGTTCTCGTGGATACACGACCAGATAACTGGCTTTGGAGAATCTATCCTTGGATGGTTCACCGATGGGCTTGGAGCGCTCTGGCCTCATTCGCCTTCCGAAGCCGGAGTCAAAATAGGGTCTGGTATGACAGCGGGGATTAACAAGGGGCTCCGCGACTCGATGAGCCTTGTAGACCGGGCTATTAGCGATTTAGAGGATGCTATGCGGGTTGAGACCGGCGATGTTGCTATTAGCCCGTCTGCCAGATCTCTGTTGCAACCGGTATCTGGCAGGGCTCCAATGCAGGTAATGGAAGAGCATATCCACTATCACCTGGACGGCACATATTATATACGAGAAGAGGCAGATATTCGCAAAGTTGCGATCGAGTTGGAGCGGCTCCGGTCGACAAAAGCGCGGGCGAGAGGGGTGGCATCATGGTAAGCATCACGTTTAACGGCACGGATTTGAGCACCTTCGGGCTCGAACTGCAGCAGATCGTGGCTCCTATCACGCAGGAGGCCAAGTTTGCCCAATTGCAGGACAAAGCGTACCTATTTGAGGCGGTTAGACCAGGGAAGGTTATCCAACTTTCTTGCATCATCTATGCAGACAATTTAACAGACTTATTAACGAATATCGATAATATTAACAAGGTTATTGCGATTAAGGAACCAAAACCATTGATTCTAGGCCACCAGACAGATCGCTATTGGATGGCGCAGTTCCAACAGATGACAGGCCCGTTTACAGGAATCGGCGCGTATGAGATTGAATTAGTCTTTTTCGCAGCAGATCCGCTGGCGTATGCTGTAGACGAGACTATATATATTACTACGCTAAATACAGACCCATGGATAAGAACGTTGAATGTCAGAGGAACGGCTCCCGCAGCTCCGATATACACGCTGACGGTTGGATCGGCTCCGTACGGCTCTAAAATACAATTTTCAAATCAGAAAACCAGCCAAACCTTAATCCTGAACCAAGCACCGAGTGCTGGAGACAAATATGTTATTGACACTGTGCGATGGCTGGTGTTGAAGAACGGGGTCCCAGCCATGAAAGTGGTTGAAGGGCAGTTCCCTTTTGCAAAGCCCGGGAGCAACACTCTCTCCCTCTCAGGTGCAGGGGCGGGGGCGACCTTGAAAGTGCAGTATCATGCGAGGTTTGTGTGAATGGCGACAATAACAGTGGCGGCTCGGAACCGCCGGGTGGCGGTAGCGACTGCGCACGAGCGGGTCGAGACTGCTGTGGTGACCGGGAAGGGGCGGAGCGGGTGATAGCCGTGGCTTATGCAGACATAGAAGGGGTATCCGGAGCCATTTTGCATGTCAAACCGATAACAGCGTTTACAGACACGATCGCCTACTCCAACAGGGTACAGGTCGTAAAGTCTTTTATCCGGTCTGTAAAGGGCGTAATGAGGTCATACGGAATCCCGTACGTTGAGCCTCCCAGTGGTCCGGGGGTGTTCACACCTGGCGATATTCAGATCGAGGTCCGGGATGGAGCCGGAAAGCTAATCGCGATCCTCGATCAGGCCTACCATGTCCGGCTGGTACAGGAAGACAACGCTCCGGCGGTCCTTCAGTTCGATATCCCCGCAGATGACAGCAAAGTGAATAACCTGACGCTAGCGAACGAGATTTGGCTCCGCAGTGTGAGAACCCAAGGAATCATTGCGAAGTTCAAACTGCACAAGAAAACGGATGTTAGAGGTTAAAGGACATGTCTTTGGTCAGTACCATTGAAGCAATGGATCATCTGAGCGTGCTGGGAAACGAGATGGTGCACGATCTCCTTCTGGAGAACCACACCATTTACGAGATCTTGCAGACGCTTCTGTCGTATCAGGTGAGAGAGCCCAAAATAACGATCGGGCACATCGATCCAGAGTATGCTCACAAAACCCGATCGCTATCGGTGAACGGGGACTCTGTTCTCAGGGGAATCTTCGAACTTCAGAAAACCGTGGGCGGCCACATCTTTGTGGACCCGGAAGGGCGGCTTCACTGGTTGAAGACCATCGGGGAGGATAAGGGGCAACAGATTCGCTATCGCAAGAATCTTGTCGGTATTACACGCGACATCGATTACACGCTCCTTTGCAACCGGGTGTACGTTTACGGGGCTGGAGGCGGTCCTGATAGAGTCAAACTCACTGATGCTGGTCTGGATTACGAGTACATCGATGATGCGGATTCCCAGAGCCGGTGGGGTGGGGTCTATGCCAGAGTCTTCGTGGACAAACGGATCACCCACCC